TTCTTTAATATGCTCAGAGCTATAAGAAGAAATTGTAATTTCGTTTTGTGTCCAATTAGGCATAATTAACCTCTAATCACGGGAGCTAAATCTTCTTTGCCTTTTGAATTAGCAATCCATAATGCACCTCCATCATTACCTTCATCATCAGATTGTGGTATTAATGCCATACCACCACTTAGTTCAATAACTATTGGAGAAGAATACCAACCGTTTGCTTCGGTTTCTTCTTGTGTTAAATAACGAACTCCAACTATTGTTTTGCCATGTAAAAAGGCAAATCTGTTTGACCACTCTTTCTTTTCTTTATAAAGTGGGTCGTTTTCGAGAATAACTTTTTTTGGTTTTGATTGTGTCATAGCGTTTTATGAGAAAAAAATAATTGTTTTATGAGACAGATTTTTCAAAGCTTACATAATTTTCCTCGTCCCATTCAGGATCTGGTGTAGCTGAAAATTCTGGAATGAGCTTTGATAGCTCTCGTATCTCCTTGCTTAATCTAGCTAACGAACTTGGG